ACCTATCTCTACTTCTGTTGCTTTATTGTAGATACTAATATTAGTATACTCGCCAACAATACCATCAAGAGTATTGACGTCATTTGTGTCCTTAAAATATGCTGTGTGATTACCTACAAGAGAATGGACTTTGATACCCATGTCTCTTAACTTATCCCAGTATTCTGTTTTACTCCAGTTTGCTGCCCAGAGATCTAGAGTTCTACGATTGTCATAGGTATCTCCCAAATCCAGAACTGTGTCGATCCCGCGTTTTTTTAGTGTAGGAAAGAATACATTTGTGTAAAACTTATTGAAGAAGTCATGAAATACACGACTAGATTTTCTTGCACCAAAGTGTTGATCTGTTATTATTGCTACCTTCATCTTGCCCTCACTAACGGTGGTCTCTTACCAGAATAATCAATGCCAAAAAAGTTCAATGTTAATCTTGGTTTAGTGCCAAAAGTTTTTACACCATGATGTGTTTTGTTACTAAAAACAACTAATCTATTGTAAACATTTTCTATAGTAACTGTCTCTACATACTGATCTGTAACAGCATCAAATGCTTCCTCATATTCCTTTTCAGATATTAATTCGTTTCTGTAAAGTTTCATCTTCATTTGTATTTCTTCTTCATACTGGTGCATGTATCCGTATTTTGGTTTGTATACTGAGGTTCCTGTATCTGGTTCTGGATCTTTGTTTAAGTAAACTATACCACCATACCATGAATTATCATCTATGTGAATCCATCCTCTATTCTTTTTTGAGTATTGATTTTCTGGGTCGATAGGATTTATTAATTGAAAGTGTGCTTGAGTATTCCAGTAATCAGGATTATCTCCAAAAAATATAGAATTTAATTTTTGAGTAAAATACATATGAAGTCTAGGTTCATCTATATGTAAATTTTTAGTCCTAGTGCCTGGCCAGTGACCTCCTTGTGGATTAAAATATTTTAAATTATTTGCTACCTCCACAATAGCATCAGGATCATCAAAAAAATTATCGACGATTGTAACAGGAAATGTCATTTAATTTTTATCTGCACGTTCTCCTTAATTGTATTATAGTCTGAGGAACCTGATTTGTCATCTGTATGGAAGGCAACCTCATAACCTGACTTATCTAATATCTTGTTCTTGATTTCCAATTGACGTTTTTCTTTTTGTATTCTTCTAAGAAAAGCATAATAAATGATTTGAGTAAAATAAGCAAATGGGTTCTTAGACTTCTCTGGATTAAAATTTTCTATGTATTGAACACAGTTCTCTATACCATCACATATCATATCCTCTCGGAACATGTAATTGACAAAGTTTGGTTTATATGATAGATGTGTTGCTATCTTTAAAAAGCATTCTCCTATGTAATTAGAGATCTGAGGACGCGGTTCTCCTGCTTCTTTTGCAGCGAGACACTTTGCTTTAAAGACTACCAACGCTTCTAAGAACTCTTTATTGTTTACATAATGCTCCGATACTACTCTCTTACGTTTCATTTATTCGTTTCGTATACTATATTTTATAACAATTTCCACACGATGTCAATGGGGGCTTGACAAGGTATGGAAAAAGCATTACACTATGAGTGTCAGCGATTAAGGGGTAACTTAGCTGTCTTTATTAAAGATCTTATTGAGTTTAATACGAGCTTCATCTACAGTAGATATCTTACCCTTAGCATCAGTTATAAGATCAGTATTTAATTTACGTAAAGACATGTGGTAGAATACCTCTACTTCCTCTGCTACCTCTACGATTGTAATAACATGTTCTTTAGGAATAACAAATTGTTCTTCTCTAGAAAACTTCATCCACGGTTGGACTTTTGCTCCTGCTTGTTTGTTTGGTAATATAACTTCTTCTACTTCTATTGGGTTTTCTACGATTAGATAGTCACCGTTCTCATCATGTACAGATGTCACCATAGAGAGTAGTTCCTCTCCAGATACCAATTTGATTGCTGCTAAAAATTCTGTTTTATCCATGACTCTCCTTGATTGGGACATCAATGAATTCATAATCAAAGTTTTCTTCATTGTATATTTTAACTCGTTCAACTAAATGATTTAGTGTGTAATTGTTTTTACGACCCTTAGACATATCATCGGCAATGTCATACAGAGTTGCTTTTGTTTTATGTTCGCCCTTCCTTAGAACTCTGCCAATGCTCTGAAGGTTTCTTATTTTGCTTTTACTAGGCGATGCAAAGACAACATTATGTAAATTCCTAATATTAATACCAGTGCTGAAAGTCCCATAAGACGCCACGATAATTGAATCAGTTGTAGTCTCTGCGATCTGTCTTGCTAGTTCACGGTCTTCAGTATCTATACCACCATGGACGAGGAAGACTTTACGGTTATCCCCTACCTTGCTATTTATCAACTCAAAAAGTGGCATTCCATGCCGTTCAACGTAGTTGAACAGGACGAGTGTATTACCAGATAAGTCACAAACTAGGTTACGTATAAACTTATTTCTATTATCATGCTCTACAAGATAGTCCATCTCCTCTTGATAGGTATCAAATGGTTTTCTCTTATGTTTTAATATTAATACTTTTATTTGAAATTTAGAAAGGTGCCCATCTCTAATAAGCGTTTCTGTTTTAGTAACCTTGTTGACCGTGCCAAATACACCTTCGAGCACTAAGCGATTTGTTTCTGTGCCATCTAGAGTACCTGTAAAACCAACGCGGTATTTACAATCATGCAGTTTGTTCATGATACTAGTCAATGACTTTGCCTTGAATAGATGTGCTTCGTCACCTATGATAGCACCGAAGTTTGCAAAGTATTGTCTTGGTAGTTTGTATACTGACTGCCATGTGGTTATTATCACATCTTTGTCAGAATCGGGGTTGATACCACCACGGACTCTATGACAATGCTCTTTGACATTCCAACCATACTCCTTGAAGTCCTGATACATCTGCTCTACCAGAGATGTAGTAGGAACTACTATAAGTGTTTTTAAATTTTTAAGTGTCCAGAACCTAGTCAATGCATAGATCATCAATGACTTACCAGATCCAGTAGGTGATAGTAATAGTTTTCTTCTATGTCGTAATGCTTCGTAGATCCCCTTATACTGGTAGTCCCTGACCTTGTGCGGTAGGTTAAGTGTTTTTACATAGTCTCCTATTCCTTGAGGGGTAACGAATTCATCCACCTCTGATGGAAGACCATAGAATTCATTGTCTCTATGGATAACCTCGTATCCTCTTTCTTCACAAAACGCAATAATGTAAGGTAGAAGACCAACATATACCTCACCTGTTGCAGGACTGAAGAGTTTGATTTTTCCATCCCAATACCTCTTTTTGTATGCTGACATGAATTTCGCAGCTGGTACCTCAAAGGTAAATTTATCTGCCAGTTCGTGACTCACATGTGGTTCACATTGAACTGTTAGATATACTTCGTTCTTCTTCTGTATAACGACGTTAGATTTCATATCCTTTAAGGAACTTGGCGAACTCAACCGCGTTCTTTATATGGAACGAACGGTTGTTAATTGCCGAGAGAATGGTCTTGATTGACTCGACCATCTGGTTTAAATACTTTGCCTTAAGGACACTTTTTTGATATTCTTGATCTGCTTCCAGATATATTGCTACATCTGTTTTGATCAGTTTGACTGGAAAAGGTTTTTCCGACTTCCCTGTATAGTATTCCCACCTGTCACGGTAAGTACGCTTTACATCTAACTCTGCCTGATCCCGAAGGGTAGTAAAGTTATTGTAAAGTCTTAAATATTTAGCATGTAATTTTGGGATTGCTAGAGAGTCATGATCTAATTTTTCATCATTTAGTTGTGAGTCTTTCTCCCACATGTCATTCAAAGTTTCTAGATTCATACTTTATCTTGGTCTTTATCAGTGATCTCGTATATAGTATAGCGGAAATTGACCTCTGCTGTAAAGTAGTTGATGTCAGTTGCTGACGCATCAAACTCCAGTGTTGTCAATGATGTTGGGAATATATTATAAAAATTTATCGTCGCGATACTATTGTAGTTGCTGTTGAGAACTAGTAGTCTTGCATCACTCATAGTCTTCATAAACTGTGAGGATCTACCTTTCTCATCAACAGTAGCAATATACTTATTAAAAGTTGCTTGTTCTTTTGGATTGGTTAGACCTTTCAACCACTTGTATATTTCAAAGTAGTTGTCCATGTCTTCGTTGACTAAGAACCTTAGATTCAAATCACCAAAAGTCATCTTATCGCCAGGCACAGAATAGTCTTTAACTGGTGTAGGAATCTCTCTTACACCAATCTCAACTTGTGGTATCTGTGCAGATTGACAGAAGTAATCTACATTAGGTGTCCTACCAATAATAAACTTAAACCCTACAGGAGAGAGAAAGTTTTTATTTTTAGGAGAGAATAGCGTTCCGTCGTATGCCATTAGCAGTTTTTGTTTAAGTCCTCAGCCATGTTGCCACCTATGTTAGCACCTTGGTCACCACCAAACATAGCCACCCAGCCAGCAGCAACCCAACCAACAAAGGGGATACTACTAAGAGTAGGAGCAGCACTAGCACCAATACTTGTCCCCACGAGTCTCCCAGTTCCTTTTGCACTTCCGATTGCTTCGATACATGCTTCGCTTTTTCGGGCAGAGTTTATCTCCTCCACCTGTGCTTGC